AATTAATAATAAGGTGATGATTAGTTCCAGTCTCTCTGAAAATTTGAAACATAGCGGAATCCATCTAACTGATAAGTCACATCAACAGTTACTTGATTATGTGGGACTTGATGGAATGAGTTTCGATATGTTGAACCATGCAGTCGAGAAAACTTCCGGATCACACAAACCTAGTTTCAATTATCTAATAGCCATTCTTGAAAGTTGGAAAAAGAAAGGCCTCACATCGATTGAGCAGGTGGATGAAGATGACCGTAAATATAAAGAGGGTAAAAACTTCAACCAATCAGGACAAGCAAAATCAAATGTTCCTGAGTGGTCTCAACCTAACTATGTGAATACTACGAGTGAGGAGACCAAGAAGGACCTTGAGCAAAAGAAGAAAGAAATGTTAGAAAGGCTTGAGAAAGGAAGAAACTGATGTTTATTTTGAAACATGGAACAAAAGAAGAAAAACCGTACTTGATGTCTGCTAAAATCGGTGTGACTGGAATTGATATCTCGTTTTCAGAAGAAAGGGGAGCGATTCGGTTCGTTTCTCGTGCAGTTGCAATGCAGGTGGCTAAGGCGCTTAGATCATTTGGGAATTTTTATGTGATTCAGGTGAAGGGATGAAAGATATCAGAATACTAGATGCGTGTTGTGGCTCTCGAATGTTTTGGTTTGATAAACAAGAACCACATACAACATACATGTTACGACAGGAAAAAGCTCGGTACTTGTACCAACAAGAACCAAAAGAAGATATATTCTAGTCATTTCAGGATATGTAGGGAATAAGCGAGTTGAAGAAAGATTTGAAGTGACAGCTAAGGAATACAAACACTATGGAATTGGCAATACTTTTATACAGGATGCCGTTTTAGAAATCGAAGGAGATAGAGAATGAACATACAGGGACTAATTGAACGATATGAAAAATTTAAAGCTAGCAAGAAAAAAATGACCTCGGTTGATTTAGTTTTGAAAGACTTACGGTCTTTGGACGAACCAGAACCGTTGCCGTTCAAATTAAAGGATGTTGTTGGTCGAATCAGAGGGTTCGATCCAACAACTCAAACCAGATGGCTTAACGGCATTCTTAAAGAATTAGGTGACGACTACGGTTCAATGAAATACCGTAGTGGCTACGAGCAAGGCAAACTTGAGGGAGCATGGGTTGGTAATCAATTGAAAGATGCTGATAAGATTCGGCAAGAATTGAATAAACCAGTGATTCCGCAGTTTGTAGCTGATTGGATTGAGGTAGCAAAATCTGTTTACTCTTTATCTGGTGGTATGACGTATGGAGGTCCTGGGGTTAATAAGTGGTTAGAAAATGAGGATAACCAAAGAACATTTGCGCTAGCTTGGTTTGACGGTTACAGGGTAGAGGAAGAGAAGCGGTATGTGGTAAAGGTGAAAGGGATTTGTGGAAATCACGAAACTTTAAACCGCGAAAAACATTCGAAAAAATGGCTTTTCTCAGATCGGGAAGATAACTCACTTTATAAAACAAAACACACCCGTAAAGAACTAGAAGAAGCCCACTTCGGCTGGGTATTCGATTGCCCAGGAATTGAGATTGAGGAGGTTGAGGGATGACACAAACGCTTGAAGAAGGAATGAAGAATCAAAGTAAATGCATAAAAGTCCCAAGGGAAATCAGACCGTTTGATATAGGGTATCGAATAGTGAATCAACATGGAAATCCATTCGCCTTAAAAAACGGAGCAAGTATATTCGCTTTACCTTCGCTTGCTGAAAAAGCCATAAAGAAAGAGTTTGGGAAAAATGATCCAGACTTTGATATCGAAAAACATTCCGTTGAAGAGGTCGCTATTGTGAACCTAAGTAAATTTTATAGTTATTTTGAGGAGGTGGAGTGATGAATCTTAGACAAAAACGAAAACACTATAATTATTCGTATAGATATTTTATAGCCTGGATAGTTGTCGATGATAAAGTTTCATTTGCTGTATGTCCGAAGAAATTTAAGAAAACACTCAAGCAAAAATTAAAGGTTAATAAAACCTATGACTACGCTGAGTGCTGCAGAAAATATTTTCTTCTTGAAGAATATCACGGTGAAATGCCGAAATTTATGAGAGTCAAGGAGGTTGACACATGAAACGCTTCTTAATTGGCTATGCCTTACTAACAACTTGCCTACTATTTATGCAACGCAGTCAGCTAGATAAACCCTTGCTAGTTTATCACGCTGATAGCAAGGCACAGATAACTGGCAAGGTTACAGAAAAACGAAAAATCGGAAATCTATTCACTATCACGGTCAATGGTAACGTGTTTGTGGTGAGTGAAGATAAATACAATAATACAGAAATTGGAAATGAGGTCACACTATGAATTACAAAACTAAAATCAATGGAAAAGAAATCGAATACGGTGCACTAGTTGAAAAATCACATTTTTCAGACGAAGAATGGTCTGCCATCTATGCAGAAATTGCAGAACAAAATTACCCAGAAATTTTTAAAAACAGAAAATCAGATACTGCATTTATTGATACGCTTGGTGCCTTGACTTCACTAGAAGAACGATATGAAGCATTGCTTGAGCTATTGCCACAAGATCAATTTTCTCGCCCTGGTACACATCCAAAATGGGTGGCAGATGCAGTAGCAGAAAACACTCTGAACAAAGTGGATACACAATACGATGTGTCTGATTTAATTGAACGATGTGAAACTCTAGAGGAATTGAAGAGTGAGCTGACAGAATATTTTGAGTTGGAAGAATTGTAGGAGAAAGTTGGAGATAAGGTAAGATTGTAATGACAAAGTACAAGAAACCAACTTACATCATCATTCAGGAAGCAATGGCAGAACGCATTAGATTTCTGGAAGATGAACTGTATGAAAGGGCCTATAAGGATATCGAGAAACTAGAAGCTCAAAATGATTTCTTAAAAGGTCTTTGTAACAATCAACTTGAAATCATCATGGATTATGAATGGAAGCAGATGCAAGAGCAGGTTGCATTCATAAAAGCTAATACCAGGAAATGGAGAGCAAGATGAATAGAAGGATTAAAAAGAAGAAAGCTAAACAACTTGTTCAGAAGAAACAAATAGAATTAGAAAATAAGCTTAGAAAGTTAAGTCAGGAAGAAATTGAAGTTTTATCTAGAATGATTAAGCAGATAGTTTCTGACATCAGTAAGGCTTTTTCTAAAATGTTCGATAGCTTATTTAATTATTTAGAAAATTCGGAGGTAAAATTTGAAGAAATTGAGCGACGAAGACCTCAAAACATTGGACAGAGAACTTTTCAAATTCCAAAACATTCAACGTACAATAGATTTGAGAAGACTAGAATTAGAAACTCGAAACCCAGATGCTCAGAGTGGTCCCAGCGTAGGAATAAGCAAACCTACCGAAACAATTGCAATTAGAATCACTGATGATCCAACCTTAAAATTTCTCGAAGGGTTCAAAGCTATTATTAACAAACTCCTGATCAATCTAGTTGATGAAGACAAGGAAATCTTTAATCTGCGCTGGAAGTATCCTCAACTTAGATGGGAAGAAATAGCGGAGCAGAAATTCATGAGCAAAGCTACAATCTATCGACGTAGAAGGATTATCTTAGAACAGTACGCTATACTGAAAGGTGAGTTGTAAATAAGATTGAGACAAAAGACATCTTGAAGTCTCACGAAAAAAGGTCTATTATGATAGCATGAACTTCTGAAACAAAAACACACATTACATCTTAGGAGTCATCCTTAATTCTAGTCAGAAAAGTTGTCCAACAGAAGTATCGTCAAGAGTCAGCAAATGCTGGCTTTTTGTTTTGGGAAAGGAGGTAGAATATGGAATTTGTATCACCGATAAAAGATAATGACAACATTCAGGCAATGAAAGATTATCTCAGAGAGTGGAATGAGATGTATTATATGCTATTCATTACAGGCCTGAATACTGGTTTGCGAGTCGGAGATATACTTACCTTGAAAGTTAAAGATGTTCAAGGCTGGCACATCAAACTGAGAGAACGGAAGACTGGCAAGCAGATAACAAGACGGATGACAAAAGAACTCAAGAAAGAAATGAGAAGATATGTCAAGGGTAAACCATTTCATCATTTCTTATTCAAGAGTAGGCAAGGTCAGAATAAAGCGATCACTCGTGAGCGAGCCTATCAAATCATACATGAAGCAGCTGAAGAACTTGGCATTGATAATGTCGGTACGCATACAATGCGAAAAACGTTTGGTTATAAATATTACAACAAGACAAAGGACGTAGGGACATTGCAGAAAATGTTCAATCACTCATCACCTGCAATTACCCTGAGATACATAGGGATAGAGCAAGCAGAGCTTGATGACGCACTACGGAACTTTGTCATTTAATTTTTTTAGATATTACTTTCACATAATGAGTTAAGCATAAACTGAAAAAATGAAACTCTTTAAAACCCATGCTTAGTAAGGGTTTGAGATTTAGAGTGAGTTTAACAAAATATAAGATATGTGAAAGTGAGAGGTAAAATTGGTATAGATGGAGGATGAAACATTGGGATTATTTTTAGGATATCTAGTTGTCTATTTTTTAACCTTA